CGCCAACAGCACTTTCCGCGTCCATAGCTGCAAAGCGTATTTCGTTAAACGCCCTTGCACTTGCGCCGCTCAATGACGTTCCGAATAGTGAATTTAAGCCATCAGCAACTGACCACGTAAAATCAACAAAACTCGCGCCCATTTCTGCGATTTTTTCAAGGAAAAATTGCGCCATTCTTAGCGCCCCAGCCTTAACAGCTAGCGGAATAATCTTAAATGCGTTAGTAATTCTGTCAAACGATTCAACAGCAACGTCCTTGAGAAGACCTAAAGCAATGCCAAATCCTCCAGCCGCAGTCACAAGGCGCGAAAATAAGCCGACCAACACGCCAGCGCCAACAATTAGCGCGCCGATGCCGGTTGAAATAAGCGCGCTGCGCAAAACAATCAATGAACCACTTAGTAAACCCGTGGCCCCGCGCGCCATGGCAAACGCAGCCACATACTTTACACCAAACGCAGCTACAGCCACAACCGCAACGCCTGCAAGCAAATCAAGGTTATTAGCAAGCGAAATAATTACACCCGCAAGAGCGCCGCTGATGCCGAGAAGGTTGTCAGCTTGTCCAATGAATAACGTAAAGTTTGTAGAAAGGACCGTCATGGCCTGCGAGACTGTCGGCACCGTCTTGCCAAACGCAACTTCCAACGCCTCAGACGATGAAAGAATAGCGTCGAAAAACTCGCGGCTAGATACTTCGCCCGCAATAACCATGTTCCGCAACTGCCCAACAGAACCCGCCGCGCCCTCGATTGCATTAGCTGCAGCCTGTGCAATTGGAAAAGCACCCTCAAGAATGCTGTTAAATTCCTCCGCACGAACAGTGCCGCCTGACATCGCTTGAGACAATTGCAGCAATGCGCCGGACGCTTCCGCCGCGCTTCCGCCTTGTTGTGCCAATGCTAGGCCAACGTTTTCAGTGAACCTCAAAACCTGTTGCTGCGATGCGCCAAGGTCATTGGCTGCAATGCTAATGCGCTGATATAACTGCGCCGTTGCGGCAAGTGGTGATCGGGTCCGGTTTGCGATGTCGCCAATGGCGTTGATCTGAGCCGCGACTTCTTCGGCTTCAAACCCAAGAACACGCATGTTGTTGGACATATTGGCGAATGCTTGTGAGGCTTGGCTAATCTCACGAACTGCCATAAACGCGCCACCAAACAAAGCCAGCGCGCGAGTTGCCGCCGCCACGGCTGCGCGCGTTGTGTTAGTGGCCGCACCAAAAGCCGCAACTTTGGGCGTTGCCGCTGCCGCGCCATTACCTGTTGACAGATACTTGTCTCTAGCAAGGTCCAAGACACGGTTGGCTTGAGCCTGCGTAGCTGATCCATTTCGAACGGCAAGAGCAACAGACTTTTGCGCCGCCTCATATTTCTTGCTGCTTGCGTAAACAGGGTCTAGCGATGCGCGAAGGCTTTTGAATGCGTCGCTGTTTTTTGTTACGGCATCTTCAGTTGTCTTTGCCGCCTTTGCGGTGCTTTTTAAAGCAATGTCGGCTTTTTTCAGCCCAGATGTGTCAACGCCAAGAACAAGGTTCGCAAAGTCGGCCATATTTATATCCTTGAACTGGTTACGGCCCGCCCGTTAAGGCAGGCCGTTTTTATAGTATTGATTTTGCCGACTCGCGGTCGGCTGGTGGTATTGAAAACGGGCTTGCGCCCTCATTCATGCCAGTGACAAAGGCCCCTGACATTTGAATTAAGAGCTTGGCTTCCCATTGCTCAATGCCATTAGATAAAAAGTGGTCATAGTCGCGCAGGTCGCCCCAAGTCAGCGCAAGAACTCCGCCCATTGGTGCGGACTTAATTGGCCCTGCCTCCATTAAGATTTCTAGCAGGTACCCGCCCGCGTCCAATTCAACAAAGGGCGCGGGCGTATTGCTTGCGTGATGGCGCATCAACCGGCTTTCTTTTGGCCGCTTAGATGTGTCATCTTTCATCTCAATGATAGCGTTAAGCCATCCGGCTTGATGCGCGGCGAGGATTAACCGCTTTTGCCGTTTCCCAAGCGGTTAGCCTGCTTAGAGCTAAACTCGCTGCATTGTTTCGCGTGGGGGTTGTTTTTCATTTCGTACACTGGCACGTCTTCCATGACGGGCGCGCCCGACTTGTGAAACATATATTCGCCATTTTCGTCTTGCTTCAACGCTTTTTGTGTGACGGGGTTGCCGTCCTCATCTTCTTTGACGCCCATTTCGGGGAATGTCAGATTAAGGAACCACACCGCGTCCGCAGCGGTTGCAGGCTTGTCGCCGTTGTTGACGTTTTCAAAACCCATGATGAAAGCCGCAGCGGCCTCGACCATCTGGTTATGAACGTCCTCCATCACGCGCGCGTCGTCTTTTGCGTCTTTGCCCTTTGACTTCTTGGACATCATTGCGGCCTTTTGTGCGGCCCGCATTTTGGCTTGCATAGATGCTGACGCTGTACCGCGCAGAATGACACGACACGGCTTATCGCCGTCCATCATTGGCTCGTCAGTCCACGAGTCAAGAATCTGCATGGGCGATCCGGCTTCTGCAATTGCGCGGCTGTCAAATTTATTAAAATCCATCTGTTTTATTCCTTGGGTTCTGGTTCAAAGTAGGGGCGCAACAGGCGAACCAACCCCGCCGCGCCCCCGTCCGCCTGAGCGGATTAGGCAGGCTCTACGTCATCGACAGTAAAGTCATTCTGCTTGAAGCTGATCGTAGCACCCTCGAAAGACGAATCGTCTTTTTCGTTAAGGGCGTGCGTGTGCAAGTAGCCAGTTGCATAGGAAACGATATCGCCAGTGACAGGCGCAGGGCCGTCACCAGAATCGGTGCCAGAACCGCGAACGATTTTCAGAGTGTAAAGACCAGCTTGGGCATTGGCTGCAACAATTGCTGTCGCGATGCCGGTGTCTGCGCCAGTGCCGTGGAAAGTAAAGGTTGAATCGTTACCCGTTGCCGCGCCTTTAACGCCAGACGTAAAGCCCGTGCCAAGGTCTGACACGTCAATGTTTGCGTGTGTCACACCAAAAGACGGCAACATTTGCGTGCCTTTAAGCTGCACAAAGGTCAATGCTTCCATGCCCGCCTTGTTGTTTGTGGCGGGTGCGCCTGCAACGCCGTAGAGCGTAAGGCCGATTTGATTATTTGTCGTCATTTGCTTGGTATCCTTTCAAGCGATTTGGACCCCTCGTGGGGGTTGTCATTTGAGGGGTCGCCGCTCTGCCGTTATTGGCACCCGCGTGCGGGGGGTATTTCTAAACCTTGTACCAGCCGATTGCGGCCCAAGCGTCAAAGTCTGATGCCAAGGGGTTCGCAAACGCGCCCGCCTTGTTTGTCAGAAAGACCAGCTTTGGTGCCTCTGGCTCTGGTGGCAGGTCCGTCATCTTTTCGTCGATGCGGGTTGGATAGGTTTGTTTCTTGCTCATGTTATGCTCCGATAACTGATGTAGATTGGTGTTTCCCATCGCTGGCCTTCTTGCCGCCCGTTGCGAATGGTTGAGCCTGCGATTGTGACCACGGTGCCGTTGGCGGTGAATCGTTGGGCGCGCAGAAAGTAGGCACCAATTGCGCCAGCCTGCTTGCGGGTCACTACGTCGTAAACGTCCAGCGGTGAAACCAGCGTTACAATCAAAAAGCCTTGGCGCGTGTAAACTTGATCGGACAGGCCCAAAGGCACGTCGTCGTTGCGTAGGTACTGAATAGTGATGTGTTCGCCCGCTGGCTTGCCTCCGCCCTTACGTGTCCAAATTGCAGTATAGCCAAGCGCCGCAATCATGACCTCTGCTTGTGTGTTCAGTGCTTGCGTGATGTCGCTGTCTACGTCGCTCATTGCATACTTACCTCTAGGCCAATTTGCTTAACTATTGCGGCAAACTCTTGAACCGTTAAGGCAACCATTCCGGCAGGGGCCTGCTGAGAATAGCCCTCCTCAAGCCTGCGAATGTAAGGCAGATTGTTTGCCATATAGATCGTGTCGCCTGCGTTGGCACTTGCAAGAACTGCCCTTGCTTTAGCCAAGGTTGCAGCACCAGTCCTGTCTGTTGTGTCAAT